CCAGCAGATACATCTATTGGTACTATTAGCTCTGATGAACTCGGGTACCTTGATGGAGTTACTAGTGGTATTCAGACACAGTTAGACACACTAGATACAGACAAAGCACCCAAAGCAAGCCCTACATTAACAGGAACAGTAACTTTACCAGCAGATACATCTATTGGTACTATTAGCTCTGCTGAACTCGGGCACCTTGATGGAGTTACTAGTGGTATTCAGACACAGTTAGACGCACTAGATACTGGCAAGGCAGACAAAGCAAGCCCGACATTTACGGGTACCGTAGCATTGCCCGCAGACACATCTATCGGCAATGTGAGTGCAACTGAAATTGCATATGTCGATGGAGTTACAAGTGCGATTCAAACGCAGATTGATACAAAGGCACCTCTTGCAAGCCCGGATCTCACGGGAGTTCCAACTGCACCTACTGCCGCAGAAGGAACAGATACAACACAACTTGCGACTACCGCATTTGTTCAAGCCGCTATTGCTGAACTTGAGGCAAGACTATTCGCTGTTGATCCAACTTAATAGGAGACTCTAATGGCTTTAGCCTCAAGACAAGATTTAATTGATTACTGTCTACGCAGACTTGGGTTTCCTGTCATCGAAATTAATGTAGATGATGACCAAATAGAAGATCGTATTGATGATGCGCTACAGTTTTGGCAAGAGTATCACTTTGATGGGTCTGAAAAAGCCTACATTAAACGGCAGCTAACAGGATCTAGTGTAGTATTATCTGCAAGTTTAGCTAATAACTTTACCGTTGGCGAAACAATTACAGGCGCAACATCAGGAGCTAAAGCAAAGGTAGTTTCTACATCTGGAAACGAAATTGTTGTGGATAATGTTTCGGGTACATTTACTACCTCAGAAGCAATTAGCGGAGATCAATCAGGATACTCTGCCAATACATCTGCTGCCAACGCATACACAAAAGGCGATTTAGAAAACGGCTACATTCCTGTAGGCGATAATGTTTTGGGTGTCACTAAGCTGTTTAAGTTTGGCGCAACTACTGGTAGTAGATCAGATGGTTTGTTTGATGTTGATTATCAGTTTGCGCTCAATGACATGTACAATTTGCTTAGTGCAGACCTTACATATTATTCTATGGTCAAAACACACATGTCTACCTGAGAAAATATTTTTGTTACTGATAGACAGATCAGATTTAATAGAAAAACAAACAAACTCTATATTGATACAGATATGGATAAGACTTTTAATGTTGGTGACTATGTAATTGCAGAAGGATACGCATTAGTTAGTGGCACTGATTATGCAGAAGTCTATGATGATATGTGGTTAAAGAGATATGCTACTTCTCTTATAAAGAGACAGTGGGGCGAGAACATGAAAAAGTTTGGGGGCATTCAATTACCCGGAGGTGTGACACTCAACGGAGATCAAATCTTCCAAGAAGCACTGCAGGAAATACAGCAAACTGAGGAAGAAATGCAACTAAAATATGAGTTGCCTCCCTCATTTATGGTAGGATAAAATGCCAACAAATTTCTACTTTCAGTCTGGAAATACATCTGGCACTACTAATGAACAGCTATTAGTAGAAGACCTAATCATTGAGTCCTTGAAAATTTATGGACACGATGTATTTTATCTGCCAAGAACATTTGTAGATCGAGACACTATTTTCGATGAAGATACGCTGTCTCAATTCACGCAAGCATATCCTCTAGAAATGTATATGGAAAATGTAGAAGGGTTTGAAGGCGAAGGAGATTTGTTTAGTCGTTTCGGATTAGAGACAAGAGACCAAGCAACATTTGTTCTTGCAAGGCGAAGGTGGAATGAGTTAGTAGAGACATCCGGCGGCGAATTTGTCAGTGATGGTACTCGACCAATGGAGGGAGACATTCTCTTTTTTCCTAAAACAAAGTCTCTGTTTGAAATAAAATATGTACAATTTCAAAATCCTTTTTATCAAGCAGGCAAGTTGTACACATTCAGAATGACTTGTGAGTTGTTTGAATACAGCGCCGAAGAGATTGAAACAGGGTATGCTGAGATTGACCAAATACAAGATGATAATTCAGTTGACCAGAAACTATTTGAACTTCTCAAAGAAGATGGAGACAAACTTCTTCTAGAATCCGGCGGGTCTATTATCAAAGAAGATTATGCTCTCAAGCCAGCCGTTGCGGGAGACAATCAAGATTTTGTGACACAAGAAACGGCTTCTGATATTTTAGACTTTACTGAACTCAACCCATTTGGTGAAATAGATGTTTAAGGGCCAGCAGTTTTATCACGAACATGTACGAAAGGCAATTATCGCTTTCGGAACAATCTTTAATGGCATAACCATTGTAAGAAAAAATAGTGACGGGCAATCTATTCAAAGTCTACGGGTGCCCTTAGCATATTCCACAAAACAAAAATTTCTGAGTAGAATTGAAAATCAGCCGACGGTAGAATCTCGCGGTGACATTGCAATGGTCTTGCCTAGAATGGGATTTGAAATACTTGGTTTGAATTACGATCCTACAAGAAAAATTTCTCAGATACAAAAACACAGAAATACAATACAAAGCAATGCACTTAATGTAAAAACACAATTTGTTTCTACTCCCTATGATATGACTTTATCGCTGTATGTTTTTGCAAAGAATCAAGAAGATGGCTTACAGATACTAGAGCAAATTATTCCTTATTTCAATCCAGACTTTAATGTTACTGTCAACGATCTTCCTGAGATGGATATCAAACGAGATATAAAAATAGTATTAGACGGCATAGGCTACGAAGATAATACTGCAGGCACATTTGAGGACAGACAGAGTATAGTTTGGTCGCTTAACTTTACTATGAAGTTAAACTTTTATGGTTATGTTGCTGAACAAGGAATTATTAAAGAAGCAATTGCTACTGTATATCAAAATCCAGAACTCATTGGTCCATACGCAAGACGAACTTTCAGCATAACTGAAGCCACAGCCACCGCAGTCGCTACTATTGATTCTGGTTCAGTTAATTCTATAACTCTTTCATATGCAGGAAACGGGTACTCAACAGAACCAAATGTTATCGTAGAAGGTAATGCAAGAGCCCATGCTGTCATGGATGGAGATAAGATAAATAAGATTGTTGTTGATGATCCTGGTTCAGGATACCTTGCCGCACCTACTGTTACAATTGATCCTCCTGATGACGGCGTTCAAACAATAGATGATGCATATAGATTTGTTGAGGAGTTTGACCAGACCTATGATTAATAAGAATAAAGTATTTGATGCACTTGATAAAACCTTTGGCACAATGACGCAAGCTGAAGAGGTCAAGAAGCCTATGGTTACTGTAGGAGAAAAGGATGCTCAGTTAGAAGATGATTTTCAGGAAGCTCGCTCTACATTAAAGAGAGCAATGGCTTACAGTGAATCTGCGGTACAAAGCATTCTAGAAGTTGCGCAAAATAGTGACAACCCAAGAGCATTTGAAGTTGCTGTACAGGCTATCAAACTTATGTCCGACCAAGCAAAAGATGCTATGGATATACAAGAAAAGAAACAAAAGATAGATATAACAGATCCTAAGCAAACAGCTAAAATAGAAAATCAAACAAACATACTATTTAATGGTAGCACTTCTGATTTACTCAAAGCAATCAAAGCAGAAGAAGATAAAGTGATTGAGCATGAGCCTGAATCTGGAAAATAACGAAGAAACTTCTTATCACGGCAATCCGAATTTAAAGTCAGTCGGCTACAAACATGAGTGGACTACTGAGCAGGTAGCCGAATATAAGAAATGTATGGATGACACCATATACTTCATAGAAAATTACTGTAAAATTGTCACACTAGATTCTGGTTTACAGCCATTCAAACTTTACGATTGTCAGAAAGAAAAAGTCGAATTCATTATGAACAATCGCCGCTGTATTCTAATGGAAGGCAGACAGCAAGGAAAGACAGTCACTGCGGCTGCCTGTATACTACACTATACAATTTTCCAAGATAGTAAAACTGTAGCGATCATGGCAAACAAAAGTAATGCGGCTAGAGAAGTGCTTGCCCGCTATCAAATCATGTATGAGAATTTGCCTATATGGATGCAACAAGGGGTAAAGACTTGGAACAAAGGTGATGTTGATTTAGAAAATGGATCTAGAGTATTCACTGCGGCAACAACTGCATCTGGTATTCGAGGCAAATCTGTAAACTGGCTATACATTGACGAAGCGGCGATTATTCCTAATAATGTTGCAGAACAATTTTTCACTTCAGTATATCCTACTATTTCTGCTGGTGAGACAACAAAGATTCTTTTGACATCTACTCCTTTAGGTTACAATCACTTCTGGAAGTTTTGGAACGATTCTGTAGAAAAGCGTAACGGCTTTGAGAACATGTTTATCCATTACAGTAAGATTCCTGGTAGAGATGAGGAGTGGGCTGACCAACAGTTACAGCTATTAGGCGAATTAAAATTTAATCAAGAGGTCTTGTGTGAGTTTTTAGGATCATCTAATACGCTTATCAACGGCAAAACACTAGGATCTCTCAGTGCTAAATTGCCAGTCTATGAGAAAGATGGTCTGGAAATTTACCAAGAACCTGAAAAAGATAAATATTATGTTATAGTAGCCGATGTTGCTAGGGGTATTGGAGGAGACTACTCGGCGTTCGTGATTATTGATGTTACTGAAATGCCGTATACACTAGTCGGAAAATATAGACACAATAAGATGTCTCCTTTGTTATACCCAAATATTATAACAAAGGTAGCAGAGGATTATAACAGTGCATTTGTTCTTGTTGAATCTAATGATATAGGACAGCAAGTATTAGATATAATGCATCAAGAAAATGAGTATGAAAATATATTTACTACTGTAACTGAAAACGGCAGACAATACATTACCCCCGGATTCGGTAAGTCTGCTAGACTTGGAGTGACAACATCAAAGGCAGTGAAAAGACAAGGGTGCTTCTCTTTTAAAAGTTTATTAGAAGAGAAGAAACTATTGTTGTTTGATGCAGATATTATACAAGAATTATCCACTTTCATTGAGAAGAGTGGAACCTACCAAGCAGATGAAGGGTATCATGACGACCTAGTAATGTGTTTGGTGTTATTTGGTTGGGTAACAACCAATACTTTCTTTTCAGATTTAACAAATGTGAATGTCAGAGAAGGAATTTACAACTCAGAGATGAGAGCAATTGATAATGAGCTAACACCATTTGGTTATATAGACGATGGACAAGAAGAATTAGTTGAAGTCATGGGTGGGGATGTTTGGTTATTTGATGAGCCTAAATTACTAGATTTATAAATAAACACAGTGATAAGTATTAAACAAAACGCTAACTTAATTCGAGGAGAATAATATGGCTTTTCAGCTTTCCCCCGGCGTTCTCGTCCAAGAACAAGATGCTTCTAATGTTGTTCCGGCAGTTGCTACAACAATTGGTGGATTTGTAGGAGACTTTTCTTGGGGACCTGCTAGAGAAATCGTTTCTATTGAAAACGAAAATCAATTAGCAGCAAGATTTGGACGACCGAACGACACAACTGCACAAGATTTTATGACAGCATCCAGCTATCTAGCGTATGGATCTTCTTTAAAGGTTGTACGAGAAGTAGGCACT